TGTTGTTGGATTAATTAGCTCTATTGCATTTTTTCTTACTTCATGTATTGTTGGTGGGTAAGGGCTTTCTATTATTGTTTTCTTTACCGCTTGTAAGACTATATTGTAATCTAAGTCTCCTAAACACTCTTGCCATGTATTTAACATCATCTCTCTTTGTGTTTGTGATTTATTTGCAATATCTTCATAATTACCAGCCAAAAGTGTTATTATTTGCACCATTTCGCTCTTCTTCATCTTTTGCCTCCTTCCATAAATCTATAAATCCGTCCATTTTGTCCTTTTTTTTGTTATTATATTTTCCCTCCAGTATGGAGACTGCCTTATCTGGTCTTATCATAAAGTCGAAATCTGCTTTCCAGTTTCTATCGTTGTCTCCTATGAGAAAATCTGTATTATTGGCTAGTATGCAAACTTCTATAAATTGCTGTGGTGTAATTTCTTTTAGCAGCTTATTTATCGCTATTTTTCGTTTAGCAGTGAGTTTTTGAACTCGAGGAAGGTTTAGGCAATAGGAATTGTAAATTCCTATAATGTTATTATATTTATCTTTTACTTCTACTTTTTCATCTTCATTTACATCTACTTTTACATTATCATTTACTTCTTCATTTACATTATCAGTTATTTTTGTTATACCGTGTTATATCATTTATAACGTTGTTATTTTTGTTATCTTCTGTTATAACTTCGCTATTTTTGTTATTCCATCTATTAGCCATACCTTTCTTGCCTGCTTCACTTCTTTTATTCTTTGTGCCTTCCCATTTATCTCTGTCTCTATCTAATTGTGTTCTGATAAAAGAGAAAGCCATTTTTAGCATTCCACTTAATTCTGTTATTCTTCCAGTTTCTTCATACAACATAATTGCCCTTAATAATTGTCCTAATTCTTCGTCTGTTAGCAATTCAAATTGTTCTTTATAATCTAAGTAAATTAAAAAACTGCTTTTCATACTTTCTCCTTTCGTAAAAATAAGGGCTAAAACTTATGTCTAGCCCTTGTTGCTCTTAATCTATAATCATTAATCTTGTTTCTAGGTCTGTAGGTATATTACCCTCAAAAACGAAACTATTCTTTAGTATGTATTCGTTATATGTATTAGCTGTTTTATTTGCTCTCATCTTTGCTTGCTCTGCCCAACTTTGTTTTTCGTCGCTTGTACTATTTTTATATTGCTCATATGTTGCCCTATCTGTCTTATAGCTTGCAATCATACTTCTGCAAGTATCTTCTACCTTTTTAATGGTGTCATAACTTGTTCTATCTCCTATTTTTCTATCTATATAATCTACTTTGTTTGTAAACCAAGTATTAAACCAACCTCCCAATACTCCTATAACTGTTAATATAATAATTAATATTATTATTCCTATTGTTATTAAAAAACCTTTCATTATTGAGCCTCCTTATATGTTACTACTGCATCTTTTACTTCAAATGGAATATCACTATATAGATATGTGCCTGACCATTCTACATATTTTCCATCTGGTGTAAAGAAGAATATTCCATTGTCGTTTGAACCATAAGAACCGTCCACATCTGGTAACCACTTATTTTCTCTTGAATATGTACCACCATAAACTAATTCATAATATTCGCTATCTGGTGTTAGGAAACTATTTAAACTTGATATTTTACCATCTACAATAAACTTACCTGCACAAGCTCCATTTTCTAAAAATAATGCTATATAACCCAAAGGTTTTTCTATTTCGCAAACCAATGTGTTGGCTTTTTCTCTTTGACCATTTACCCAATATGTTCTTCTAATCAAGTTATATCTTTCTAAGCTATAATCGATATCCGTCGGTGTTGGCTGATTTTCTGCCAATGTGTTCCCCATATTTAAAGTTGCTTCTACATCTTTCTTAGTATTAGTGCTTGCAACCTCTGTACAACCAGTTAATGTAACTAATGTAAGTATTAAAATTCCCACCATAATAATTAATTTCTTTTTCATTTTTCTTTCCTCCTTAAATAACTTTTTCCTATCAATTTAATAAATTCTTCTTCTGTATGTGTTTTCATATATTCTTTTTGTGTATCTATTCTTAATTGTTTTATAACATTTTCATTGTCGTGGCATTTTCTACATAATAGCTTTACAAATTTATGCTCCATACTTCTTTTTCTATTGCTTCCACCATAAACTTCATGTGGGTCTAAGTGTCTTGAATAGTTGCCACAAAACTCGCATATTCCTTCTTTTACTAGGTTTTTATCTCTTTGCCTTTCCAGTTTTGCTAACCTACTAGATTTCTTTTTTATTTGTCCTTTTTTCTGTTTATTTTCTGCAGAGCTCTGCTTAATTCTCTGCAGATTTTTTGGTACTGGGTTAAATGACTTACTTAAATCTGTTACTATCATTTTTTTACCTCTTTATGGGGCCTTTTGTGGCACTAGCTTAATTTAGCCGTTGCTATCTAGTGCCACAATCCCACTGTCTTAATAAACTATCTATTTCTGCTTGTGGCTTTGTCTCTATTCCAACAGCTTTGCAATCTTGAACTAGATTATCTATTAGTCTACTCATCTGCTTGCTATTGTACGAACTCGAGCCATAATATGCATTTATAATTTTAAATTCTGTATCTCCTATGTATGTTGTATCTACTATTTCACAAAACCAAGCTATTCCTCTATCAGTCCATATTTTTTCAAAGGTCTTTACATCTTGTGTCATTATCTTAAATTGCTTAAATATTCCTAATTCTTTTACTCTGCGTTTGTAATCTTCTATTGTGTCTATGTCTTTATAATCGCAAACCTCTTGAAGCAATTTCCAAAAGTATTTATTTGCGTCGAGGCTACGAGGTTTACGATATTTTTTTAGCTCAATATTTAGCTTATTTTCGTTTTTTAGCTCTTCTACTATACTTAGCTCATTTGTGTCTAATAAAAGGCTTATTTTAGGTTTTCGCGTATTGAAATCTATACTTATATCATTAATTATTCCGTGTAGTTTGCATTTGGAAAAACTCCTTTCTTCAAACATTCACTTAATATTTGTAACCTAGGTAGATACTCATTATTTATAAATTGTTCATCATATTCTACTTTATTAAATTTGATCCTATCTATATCTATCGCATTAAAGTAATTGTTGTAGTCATCTTCATTTAGTGCATATGCGACTATGTATAAATTTCTGGTATTGTACGCATACATTTCAACCTGTGCTTGTCTCCAGTATTGTTTTGATACTTTAAATTCTTTTTCTATTTTGTGTGTCTTAACTTCATAAATACAGTCTTCTGAATTTCCATCTAAATTTACTCTTAGTCTGTCAATTATTATTTGTTTATCCATCTCTAAATCTGGAATATTCAATGCTTGCAGTATTTTGTGTTCATAATTATTTCCTGCTTTTGTGGCTTCCGTTGAAAAGTTGTTTTGACTTAAACCTAATTTTATTAACCACCAATTTTCGAATGTTTTCGTGTTCCAACTTCCTACAACCATACTTGTATCTGAAGCTCCTATGTAATAACTCCTATCTTGACTTTGTATCAATGTTTGCTAAATCTCTTTCAAAATTACTTAAAGTATCAAAATACGTAAATACCGCCTTTACTTCATCTTCTGTCTTGTGAAGCCTTTCTGCAATTTCTTTTACTGATAATCCTTCTTTTAATTTTTGAGTATAAATTTGTTGACATCTTTCTTTTATTTTAAATATGTCATGTCTTGACAAATCATCTTCCCAGCTATTCTTTGAATCTTTTAATTCTTCTTTCAACCATAAATCAAATCCTAAACCTGTTCTTATTGCAACACCTTTAACAAACAATCTTGTTTGGCAATTCCATAATCTTTGTTGACTCATTGAATTGTCTTTTACTGGATTTGAACCATTTGTAACAGGTCCTCTTTGAATAAACTCTAAATCATCTATTACAATTTTCACTGCAGTTTCGTACACCCTGTTTATATTTCCTTTGCTGTCTTCAAATTCTTTTTCTGTCATATATAAGCTACTTCCTGTAAATTCATTTACAACTGGCTCAAAATATACTATTCCTGCACCATTTTCGTGCAATAAATCAACAACTTTTGCCCAGTTCAAATAATCTGCTCCATCTCTTTGTTCTATCCACTTACTTACATCGACTTTTCTTAACTCATCATAATTCTTTATCATCTTTCTTCCTCCTTCAATTTTTTTATTTTATTTCTTAATTCATCAGCATATTGATAGTCTCTACTGCTCCACGTATCTTGCATTTCTAACATAAAATATTTTTCTTCTAATTCTTCTAATGTTTCTGACATTTTTTCAATTATTCCCCTTGCATTTTTTTATTTTCTGTGCTATTATTTATTTAGTTATATTTAATTAATAAGTTTATTTTGTACTATTTGTTTGAACTGTCTTCGCAAATAGTACACTTTTTATTTTTTCAAAAGTAATAAAATAGTTTTCTTTGCTTTCTTCTGAATTTTTTATAATGTCTTCTATTTCTTTTATTTTCCTTGCGAAGAATGTTGCTCTTATTTCTGCTATTTCCTTATTTTTAAGCTTGTCCTTATTGTCTTTAAGTTCTTTTTGTAATTCATCTATCGTTGTTATTAACTCGTAATCTTGTCCAAATCCTGTAACTATCATTACAATAATTGCCACAACAAACCCTAAAATTATGCCTATAAATACTTGCATCTCTCTTCCCTCCTTTACTTTTAAATTTGTTTTTTATATAATTACTTCTAAGAAATTAAAACAAATGCCTGACGGTTCTTATCAGTTTGAGATTTAATAATCATACTTTTACTGGTTATTAAACAATATTTGTGGTTAATGTATACTTTTACATTGCCACTATTTTTTTGAATTTCTTCCACTTTTTTCCCTCCTTTCTATCCCAATATTCTATTTAGCTTTCTGTCTAACCTATTTAATCCTTTCCATATTTCTTGATATAGATTAATTTTGAAAATCTTATAAACTATAATTTCTATTGCTATTGCTAATATAATTGTTCCTACTAGCTCTGCTACTACTACCATACTGCATAAAAATAAATCTACTAAATAACTTATCATTTGTTTCGCCTTCTTTCTTAATTAAAAGTTTGCATGCCTTTTGTTTGCAAAATTTCTTTGAATTTTTCAAGTTCTATGCAATAGCCACCAAAATTTGTGCCGTATTTCTTGCAAAATTGAGTAGCTATGTTTACATTTACTCTATAGTTCTCTGCTATTTCTTTGGCGTATAGCAGTTTAGGTAAATTATTTTGTTTTGTGTTTAGGATAGTTTCTAACAATTCGTTAGTTCTTTGTTGTTCTCGTAATATTTGTTCTTCCAACTCATCACCCTCTTTCTTATTTAATTTGCACGTTTACTATTGTCAACATTTTTAATAAAAAAAATATCATCAAAGTTACATTTTAGTGCTTTACATATATTAACCGCTAATTCTGGACTCGGGTTTCTTTCTCCTTTAGCTAATAACGATATTGAAGTTGGATTTGAATTGGCTTTTCTTGCTAATTCCCTATATGTAAAGCCTGCCGTTACTATTTTTTCTATAAAATCATCTAAATTTTTTACATATACTGTTCTATTTGCCATTTTTGTTTTACACCCCTTTCTGGTTGACTGTTGTAAACATTATATCATCTAGTTTACAATTGTCAATAGTTTTTTGAAAATTTTTTTAAAATTATTTACAATTGTAAATTTGTATAGTATAATTACACTTGTAAGGAGGTTGTCAAGATGGAAGTTTCAACACTTAAACTTGCTAAATATTTAAAAAATATAAGAGAAGCTCTAGGATATAGCATATATGATGTTAATAAATTATGCGAAATATCTCCTAGCTACCTATCTTTAATGGAAAATGGTAAACGAAGACCTAGTCCAATTATTTTAAAAAAACTATCTTCTATATATAATATAGATTACAACGATTTATTATCTAAAGCTGGTTTTGCAGAATTAATTGAAAATAAAAAAGAAGATAATTTTCGTTATGCTTCTAATAATGGTTTGGATACAGAAGGCTTGACAGATGAAGAAATAGAAGAATTAAAAGAATTTATTAGATTTAAAAAAAGTTTAAAGAAAAAGAAAGATTAGACTATGGAAGTATTAGATTTATATAATTTAACTGAAAAGGAAAAAATAGATATAATAGATTATAAATGGTCAAAGGCTAAAGCTAGAATCTTTGAAGAAAACAACGAATATAGTATAGGCATTGATTACAGCAAAATAGCTAATTCCATTGAAGAAAAAGAAATATTAGCTGAAGAATTAGGACATTATTATTGTCGGTGCTTTATACTATATTAATTCTGATATAACTTTAAAAAGAAAATGTGAAAATAGAGCAAAGAAATGGGCTTATTCTGTGTTAGTACCATTTCAAGAACTAAAAGAAAAAATCGCACAAGGCTTTAATTTATATGATTTATCAGATTATTTTAATGTAGATATTAAATATATGATTGACTGTATTGACTTCTATGCCCAAAAATATGGTATATTGGTTTAATATATAAAAGAAGGATAGTGCTGTCGCCAAACAAGACACTATCCTAAACACAAAACAAAATCCCTTTTACAAGGTATTTGCGTATTTATAATAACATATGTTTATTAAAAGTGCAAGACCTCTGTAAATGGATTTTAATAAAAATTTACGGAGGTTTATTATGGAAAAAAAGAACAGAAATGTAAAATCAAGAGGAAATGGAGAACGGGACAATATATTTTAGCCAAGCATTAAATTGTTATGTGGCACAATATCATGAGCCCTCTGGAAAAAGAAAGACCTTAAAACAAAAGAAAAATGAAAAAGTAGGAGAATTTAAATCCAGATTTAATAAGATAATAACAGATATAAATCAAGGTTCTTATATAGAAAAAAGCTTTGATACTTGTTTGAGCATAATTAAAAATTATGTAGAACAAAAACATGATGATGGCATTACCTCTGATAGAACTTACATAAGAGATTTAGGAACAATTAATCAATTAGAAGCATGTTGTAATAACTGGATAAATAAACCTATTCAAAAGGTTTCTGCTTTCGATATTGAACAATCAAAAAAATCAATTAGAGAGTATGCTAATAATACTATAGATAAGATTTGGAGATTTATTAATGTTATTTTCAAGCTTGGAATATCAAGAAGAAAAATAATATATAATCCAATGGACGATGAAACTCTAGCTAAACCTATTTCAAAAAAAGCAAATAAACAAGTAGAAGCATTAACTCAAGAAGAAGAAAGCAAGTTACTAGAAGTACTTTCCAAGAGTCCCAATAAACAGTATAATAATATAATTCTTCTTCAATTGTATACTGGTGCTAGAATTGGAGAGATCCTTGCGCTATCCAAAGACTGTATAAATCTAAAGAATAATTCCATAACTATTTATCGCACAATAACAAGAGACAAAAATGATAAAGTAATATTAGGTCAACATACTAAAACATATTGTAAAAAAACTGGATTAGATAAAGGTAGAAGATGTTTTCCTATGCAACCAAAGGTAAGAAAACTTATAGAAGAAATACTTGCAAATAAAATAACTAACATACATAATTTATTGTTCTGGGATTACTCAAAAAATAGAATAATCACTGACGGAATGATTAATAGTTATTTGAGTAGAATAAATAAAATAAGTCCTAATGAAAGCATAACGGATGCCTTATCTACTCATCGACTTAGACATACTTTTATAACAAGGTGTCAAGAAAAAAACTTGTCTCTTGCAGTTATCCAATCATTAGTTGGACATGTTCAAGGAAGTACTATAACTAATGACACCTATACATCAGTTTCGCTAAACTTTATTCAACAGGAACTTGAAAAAATGATCTAG